TCCTCCTCCTCCCATCTTGCCTCCCCCGCCTCCTCCTCTGGTTCCTTGTCTCAAAGACTCGGAGTCTCCTCCGGCTTTCTGGCGACGGTACTCGTCCGGATACGACGAGCGATTCCCCATCACCACGTCCGAAGATTTGTTGAATGCTGCCCCGGAATTGGCGCGCATTCGCCGCGCCATGGTCGTCCAAGAACGGTTGCGGACTTTAGAAAATCCGAATCTAGCCATGCACGTGCGTGCCGACTGGGCACACCGCTGGCTTACCGATGACGGCGTCGGTCACGTGCAAGCTCCCTCTTCCATCATTTTACAATTGTGGCAAGAGTGGTCTTCGCCAGATTCTCCTCCTCCGTCGCTTTGAGCTCACGTCGACGACGCTGCGACTTTTCCTCCCACCGCGACTTGACCTCGCTCTTTACCGTGGTTCTGAAATGCTTCTCAAACTGCTCCGGCGTGTCGTAAAACAGAAAATGCGCGACCGACGTCGTCGACGGGGTGGGCGACACGACTGCTTTAAAAAACAAATCCTCGTTGGTGGAACCGAATTTATAACCCGTCTCGTACTGCCCCGTCACGGCATTGCGGAGGGTGGCACCTGGAGTAGAGTTGGTGTGGAAATACGCGACGGGATTTTTTTTATTCGACGATGCCGACGTATAGAGCGCAAATCCCTTGTCCACGAGTTTCAGCTGCTCGTCTCGTTTCTTGTTGCGACGTTTGCGTGCGCCGTCACTGAGCACGGCGACACTCTCGTTCTCTTCGTCCTCATAGACGTCAAAGTACGAGTCGATGACGTTTCGCTCCTCGTCCTCATTGTGCATCATGTACATCTCGAGGTCGTCTTCCTCCAACATTTCGACATACGTGTCCGACAAGGTCATGGTGGCTTGGTTGGTTTGGTATACCCTGTTCACGAGTGCATTCTTTATACCCGTTTTTTTTCGGATATAAAAAATGGGGTTCCTATAAAAATAGGTCAAGGTCAATGTCCGAATGGTTCATCCAACAAGAATTTCGCAAACGGGAGCTGCTGCATGGTTCGTCGTCCGATGACACCACCTCCCTAGCGTTTCGTCACGCCGATGACGGGACAGAATACGGCGACTCGAGCGACGGCGACGGCGACTTTTTCCATGATGATTCGACATCCGACGATGACGAGGTCGACGAGGTCCACTATTTAGACAAAGACCAGATGCATTTCGACTTTGCATTGTGCACCGGAGACCTGACCCAAGTCTTTACCGTGCATCTGTGCGTGTTTGATATTCGTCGCCATAAAATTGAAACATGGGCAGATGACGACTTTGATGACAAATCCAACGACCATGACGATGCTTCGTCGACCCAGCAGCAGCAGTCCATCCCGTATGTCCTCCATCTCATGCAATTCGAGGGACAACACTTTGACTATCCCAAGTTCGAATTCCAGTGCCCCCCGGAAGATGGCAACACCGTGTTCAAAAACGATTGTTTCCAACATCTGTCCGACGTCGTGTCGAACTTGACTTCCGTCGATTACTGCGGATTCGTCGTGGAAGGAAACGACGTGTATGCCTTTTTCAACTCCTCAAAAGAGACGCAGAAAGACAGCAAAGACTCCGTCTTACAAACGGTGTTGTCCACCGAAGCCTTGCCACGGTTGTGGGTCACCATCGACGAAATCATGAATCAGGGCACCGTGGTGGGATATCCCATCGTGGGCAACCACGACAAGGTATTTCTCCAACATCCCCATTTGATTTTCGTCAAACAACACGGACAGCGCGCCTATGTCCCCGAAATCTTGTTTTTGTGCGACGATTCCGACGGGAAATACGTCAATCTGTATCGCCAGACAAAGGGGAGAAGCGAACAACCTCCGGCGGAGAAGGGGGTAGAAGACGAAAAGAAAGAGGATGTCAAGGACGTCGAGGACGTCGAGGGAGAGGTAGACTTTTTAGACAATCGCATTTCCCATCCCATCTTCGGCCATGCCTACATTTTCAGTAAGAAACCGCTGCAACCGACGAACACGTCAATTTTTTCCATTCGGCGATTTGTTGGATTTTGCGACGATGCCATCTATTTGACCAAACCTTTGCCTACGGCAGCAGCAGCTTCTTCTGCGCCAACCATACGCACCATGGCCTTGGGAGATGTCATTCCTACGATTGTGGACTATTTCTCCAAAGGCAAGGTCGACGTGTCCGGCGATGCTTTGTTGGAAGAAGACCTCTCTGGCAACGACCTGTCTGGGAACGACCTCGACCTGTCTGGGAACGACCTCGACCTGTCCGGAAATTTAAACGCCGGGGAAGTGGAGGACCTCTCCGGCAACGACCTCTCCGGAAATTTGAACGTGGACTTGTCCAACAATCCAACATCATCTCAAGGATCCTGGTCTGCCAGATTTTCGGCATTTTTGGGACAAACGCCCCAAATAAAGGAAAAGATGTCCGCGGTGGAAAAACCCCAAGACCCACAGGACGACCCCGTCCAACTGCAACTCTTCTTGTCGTCCCAACCCGAACCCTGCATTTATTTCCAAGAAATCGACCGCGACGACGGGCGCATCGCCTATTGGTGCATCCAGTCCGACGAAAACTATGAGGAACTACTATAATAGTACATACAAACCATGGAGACCACCGGAAGCAACGCCTTTTATTCGTCTATGATTGTCTTCTCCCTGTTAAGTGTCGCCATGTGGTTTATCTCCTACATTCCCGGAGCACGCCTCGTCTTGGCCCAAGTCCAACGCGGCATTCACATGGGTTTAGAAAGCCCCCTCGTGGGATGGGCCTTGTTCGGCGTCGTCGTCATTTCCTATTTGGGTGCCCATTATGGTGCACCGCGAAACATCAACAGTATGGGAGACCGCTATGTGAGTAGTTTCATCAACATTTGGATCATCGCCCTGACTGCATTCATCGTGTTTAGTGCTCTTGTGGCGGCCTTTGCAGTTCGAAAGACCAAAATCGCGGCCGCGTAACATTCCAACAATCCAACAACAGAGACCATTCTTTCGTGTTTTTCACACATCTTCCTCAGGTGACGACTTCAAAAAAATCTGACAATGTAAAAAAGTTACAATGTCACATGTTGGAATGTTGGAACGACCCGTTCCTGGAGCCCTGGAAAGAAGTCCCTGGGTCAGGACGACTAACCACTGGGCAAGTGAAACGGCTGGTCCTGTCTGGTATCATTCCAACAATCCAACAACAGACAGTCGGGACCGGTCCCCCCGAGCACACCCTCAAACACACCCTCACTGTACAAACGTAGTGACGAACAAAACAATATGGTCGTCACTGCGGGTCAAACTTGCATCGTCACATTGAAGAATGGTCTTGTATTTCATGCTACGTTCATCGATGTGCACACGGGCACCGAATTCTTGACACAAAGTCAGACGGCAAACGACTTTGAAGAATATCCACAGACGCATGCGGCATACATGGCAAAACATCGTTCTTGGACGCGATTGTTGAAGATGGACGGACCCGATCGCATCGCCATCATTACACCCACGACAAACATTGTTGGGATGGAAAGTTTGCACGACATATTGTATCCACACGATGCATTGCAAATTCTTCCCACGGAGATGCTGGAGCACGTGCTCGGATTTCTCCACGTTCCTACAAAATTATAGAATTGTCTGTAAAGTTTCAATTTGTTCTGTTGTCAATACGTCGGGAAACTGCACATCAAACTCGATAATGAGCGAGCCTACTTTTGCATCCCGTATCATTCCGAATCCCGGCACCGTTTTGCGGAAATGTGGTTTGACCACGGTTTGCTTGTTGTTCATGGCCAGGGTTTTGCCATTCAAGTGTTTGAGTTCAAAACTAAACCCGCAAAGTGCTTCTTTCAGACTCAGAGTTTTGACAAAAATCAGGTCCATACCTTGGCGACGAAATGTCGTGGTATTGTCCACATGAATCGTGAGTTTGACGGCACCCTTGCACTCGTCATGAAGCACATTTCCCTTGTCGACCAGTGTCAGGATTTCACTTTCGTCAATGCCCGCGGGAATGTCGACGTACACCGTTTCCAACTCTTTCACTTTGATGTGCCCCTGATGGAGAACCCACCGTTCGATTTCCAACGGCAAGGTGCAGCCCGTATAGGCTTGTTCCAACGTCACGGTGAGGGTTTCTTGAATCGGAGGAGGTGGTCGATGTTGTTGATGCTGTTGCTGTTTGTTGGCTTGATGCATGAAAAACGATGCTGGGGGTGGCCCGCCGTGTTGAAACATGATTTCGGGACCCATTCCCCCACCACCCCCACCCATGTCGTGGAACATGACACCACCGCCCGGAATTCCTCCACCAAACAACATTTGGAAAATGTCCAGGGGCGACGATGTTCCATCGATTTCCACTTCCACCCCAAACGGCGTCGGGAACCCCCCTGCCGCCGCCTGACCCGGAGGAAACCCGTGAGCAAAAGGAAATCGCGCAAAGTGGTGGTGGTGCTGCTGCTGCATGTCGAATTGTCTCCGCTTTTGAGGGTCGCTCAGAATCGCATAGGCATCATTGATTTCCTGGCTTTTTGTCGCAGCATCGGGACTCGGATTCCGGTCGGGATGAAATTTCAGCTGCAACGCCCGGTAGGCGCGTTTCACCTCTTCGTTGGAGGCAGACTTGTCAATGCCGAGTACATCGTACGGGGAAGACATGTTTACAACGCACGCGCGGCTCTTCTTTAGATGGTTTATAGTGGGAAACCCCGATGACATGAAGTTTCCACGGAAGAACTTGGAGGGGGGTTACGGCGTATAGGCCCGTTCGCGAATCCAAATGTTGCAAATGTATTTTTGGCCCGAGGTGACGGGCATGCCTGCATGCAGCGACAAGGGATGACACTGGTTGCCGCTTTCGGGTGTTTGCAAGGAATAAAACACCAAGGCTCCATCTACGGGAGCTTTCAAGTCCTTGCCCAACGTGGGGAATTGCGTGGCTCCGCCTTCAAAATCGTCGTTCAGATAACACAGCACGGTCAAGACGCGCTGGCCCCCATTCTTTTCAAACTCGACACTTTCCAGGGTGTCGTCGCACGACGCATCGTAGTGGGCATTGTAAAACCCGTCGGGGCCATACTTGACGACTTGCATTTTTTCGGCATTTTCAAACGGCATGTTTGCGAGGTTGCATGCCCGTTCAATAATCGGCCGGACCACGGGTTCGTCGCGTTCTATCCAGGCCGTCTCACTTTTGCGCACATTGCGATCAAAGCCCGTCACCACTTTGCTTTCTTCAAAGCGCGGTTCCGCATAGGCTAAAATATAGCGGCGTTCCTCGGGTGTTAAAAACGAAGTCACAATTTGCGGAGGTATCCACGGCGCACTTTGGTCACAAAATCCGCGGCCTTTGTACGTCGGAGTGGTGGCTTTGCGTACGAACCCAACTCCCAACAACACCACCAACAACAACACCAACAACAACACCACAATAGTCCACCACAACCACTTCATTATTTTAATCTTTTCAGATTTATTTGACAGAAATTGCACTTGCATAGCTCGTTTTGTACACACATCTAGACCAGTCCATCGCATCGACGTTGTTGCACACCCTCGAGCACACCCCTGAATTGCCATTGGAAATGAGCAAGGCAGTGTTGATTTTGATTCCGGCTGCTGCCGTGGGTTTGCTCATCGGCAAGGCGGGTCAGTTCATCAAGTACATTGGTCATGTTTCCGGAGCGACTCTCAAGTTGCAGTCCTTTGATGAAATGACACCAGGAACGCAAGAACGCGTGTTGGTTGTCATGGGGGAAAACGTGTCGGTGCTGAAATGCGCCGTCCAAGTGATTCTGATGCGTCTTCAAACCCAACATCCCATGCTTTATGAGAGTGGTGGCGACAACAACAACAACAACGACCACGCAATCCATGATGCTAAAAAGCTTGTCAAGTGGATTATCCCGCAATCGGCCGCGGGTTTGCTCATTGGCAAACAGGGTTCGCGCATCAAGATGATTAACGACAAGAGTGGGGCGTGGGTAAAACTCGCGCACCCGGAGGAACTTGCGCCCAGTCCCGACGAACGCTTCGTCTACATTCGCGGCACGGATGAGACGACGACACGTGCGGTAACCATGGTCCAAATGTGCGTGGGCGGACGCCCGTCACAAACGGGTGAGCGTCTTGCCATTCCACGCAGTGCCGTTTCCGCCACCAAGTCAGTTTTGGCTGCTGCTGCTGGTGACAAAGGATGGCATGTGGATGACAATGAACCCTTTGTCACGGGAGTATCTTCGGTGAATGTCATTCTTTCGAGTCATTCCTTGATGGAGGATACGAAACGGCGCATTCGTGAATGTCTTCCAACACCGATTCCTCGTCTCTTGTTGGACGGGACGTCGCCGGAGGAAGAAAAGCTCAAGGTGGAAATGTGCGTCGTGTTTTTGACGTCCACCTCTTCACTTGCTCATGCGATGTTTGAGAGCACGGCGTCGGACATGTTCGAGTACGAAGGGCGACTCTTGCACCGTGTCCAAGTCATGGGCCCCCTCTCGTCTGTACTCGAAGACGTTGACGTGTTCCAACAAGATGCCTCCACGGTGGTACCCGCGGTTCCATTGATTCCCAGCGCGTCGTCGTCGGAACTGAACCGTCGCAAGCTGTCGTCCGAGGAACTTGTTCAGCTGCGAAAACAACGGCAATACACGAGCGACTTGTTGTCGGCCCTTGCCAAGCCCTTTGTTCCCACGACTTCCCATATGAGCTTGTTCCGAGAAGCAGTCCTTTTCCCATAGGGTTGACTTTTTTTGTACATCTACTGTAAATGTGGGATTTAGGCAAGTACGTCAATATCTACGTATTCATCGGAAGTTTTGCGGTTGGCATGTTTGCCGTGTATACCACCATGAACGAGCAACGCAAAATCTACGTCTATCCTACGCCTGAAAATGTCGACTTGATTTTGTACCGCGACAAGACCAATACTTGTTTCGGGTTCAAAGAAAAAGAAATCGAGTGCCCGAAAGATGCGTCGAAAATTACCAAGATTGTGGCACAAGCATAGCCAGCTGGGGGTTCCCCGCGAAAACGAATAACAATAAAAATGTGCGTATAAACAAAACCCAATGCGCTTGAAACGTCTGTTGAATACATCCCTCGGCAAAATCTTCATTTCCGTGCTACTCGGACTCGGACTCGCGACATTGTTTCGTAAAGCCTGCAACGACAAAAATTGTCTATCCTTCAACGGCCCTGTGATTTCGGAAATCGACGGCAAGATTTACCAACACGGCGAGAAATGCTTTAGTTATACCTCGACGGCGCAATCATGCGATGCCAACAAGCAAATCGTGGACATGTCTGTGCCAGATACAGCAGCTGCTGCACCTGCGATCGGCATCAGTTCTCTATGGAAATGAATTTTTTCTCAACCACCAATATACGACCCCGGTATACAGACATGGGAAAAATTGATGCCACCGTCGCTTTAGGAGCAGGTGCAGGATTGGGTATCGGGTCGAGTCTTGGCAACACCGGGGGCGTCATGCTCTGCAGCGCGCAAAACCAAAATACATGGTATTGTCAATTCGTTCAGTATTTCAACGTGTTCAAAATGTTTCTTTGGTTTCTTATGGTTGTTGGGTTTATTGGGTATATGATATACTTGTATGGTGGTGGCTTTGGTAAACGAAGTGGGGGTCGAGGAGGCGGCGGGAGACGGTGACATGTGTCGCTATAAATTTATATGGTCTTTGTACTATAGAGAAGATGTCTCCACGACGTAAAACTCGGATGGATTTTCCAGACATGGCCGAGTCAGAGGAGGACACGAGATATCGAAGTCCCTCACCGAAAAAGGCACGGTCGCAAACACCTCCTTCTACGGGGTCTACCGTCATCTTATCGCCGGGCGATTTACAAAAAGACGAGGAATTTCACAAAAAACTGGGATTTGCAAGTTTTAAAACCCCTCCTCGTCGTCCTCACATTCCAGGTGCCGCCAAGACACCTCCGCCCACCGTACTCACGAATAAAGAGGACGGACACATCATGTATGATTTGGATGGAAAGGTAGTGACCACGGCGGATGTAAAACAGAATCCCCTGCCGTTTTATTATGGCCCTCTAGGAGTCGAAGGGCCATGGTACAACCCCGACGGGAAACTCGTGTCGCCACCCAAGTATCGCAAGTACGGGGTTTCCAAGAAAGGAAAAAGGCGAAGAAAATACAAAAGAACGATGCGAAAGTCTCGCTAGCGGGGAACCCAGGTCTGGGTAACGTTTATTTCATGGTAAAAAAAAATGAAATAAAAGCTCTACCTGCACGTCTACTACCAATGACATCCTATGAAGCAGTAGCCACCGCCACAGTGGTCGCCACGGCAGCGGAAGAAGCGGAGGAAGCCGAGCCTTGGGTAGAAAAATATCGTCCAACGCAGTTCGACCACATTGTCCTCGATGCATCGAACCGCAACTTGTTCCAACAAATTCTCAAGAAACAGTATTTCCCCAACTTGTTGTTCTACGGCCCCCCAGGGACGGGCAAAACCACAACGGTCATCAATCTCATCAACGAATTCCAGACCAAACATTACGGTCGTTCCAACAAAAGCAACGTCATTCACTTGAATGCGTCCGACGAACGCGGCATTGACATTATCCGCAACCAGATTCATTCCTTTGTGAAAACGATGAATCTGTTTGAAAAGGGCTTCAAATTCGTCATTTTGGACGAAGTGGACTATATGACGCGGAATGCGCAGCATGCCTTGAAGTACTTGTTGCAAACGACGACGACCGACGTGCGATTTTGTCTAATTTGCAACTATATTAGCAAGATTGACATGGCACTCCAAAACGAGTTCATCTGTGTGCGTTTCAACCAATTGCCCAAAGACGACATTTTCCATTTCATTCGTACCATTGCCACGAAGGAAAAACTGACGATTCGCGATGCCGCCATTGACGCCATTCAAACCGTGTTTCGGTCGGACATTCGCAGTATGATTAATTTTCTGCAACTCCACCAAAACATTCAGGTGGACGACGAATGGCGACAATCCATTTTGAGTTCAGAAGTGCTGGAACAGATGCACCGCGCCCTCGTCGTTCATCCCAACACAGACGTGCAGGACACCGTGCAATGGATATATCAGTTGAGTCGGTCCTTCAATGCCGACAAACGGCACATTTTAAATACGTACTTCAATCACGTGGTGCGGCACTATCCCGACATGGTCACCGATGCGTGGTTGGAAAAAGTCGACACGATTGTGCATACGACGGATGCGCGGTGGGAGGATGTCATCGAGTATTTGTGTGTCCTGTGAAAAGATAGTAGTGGGGAACTAGGTCTCTTCTTTCTTCTACTACACAGCCACGTCGTCCTCGTCATCGTCGTCGGACAATACGACGGTAATTTCTTTTTTCGCACTCTTGTCCAAAAATCGATACATCCGTTTCATGTCCAATTTGGTCACGGATGTATTTTCAAACAATACGAGAATGTCGTCGCTCCCGGTTTCGGCCTCCTCGCCGTACATGAGTCTCAATTCTTGGAAAAAGGCCACCACATCCTTCTTGTCCAAATTCAGTTCCTGACCCAGATTGTACAAAAACAAGGAATTGTTGTATTCGGTCGAATATTTGGTCAACACTTTGGTGAATCGCGCAGCACCCTTGAACTTGCCCGTCAATTCGGGAAAGGTGCGGTGCAACAGTGCCGTATTGTGAAATGTTTTAATCAGCGAGCTCATTTCGTTGAACAGCCAAATCTGGTTTTGAAACGTGACGCGGTCCATGTAATCCGCCACACACATGTTGTCCAGGGCATGGACATAGAATGGCAATCGTTTCGCGGCGGGTATCGCGGGACTCAGGACATCGGCCACATTCTCGTGCCACAAGAGGGCCACAATGGTGCGTTCATTGTCGTTCATGATGACATTGTGTTGTTGGATAGTCGCGGGTTCGTTCAACAATCGTTCGGTGATTTTCTTGGAATCTTCACTGAACGCCTTGATTTGGAAAATGTTGTTCAGTGTCGTTTCCGTCAGTAAATGCGGTTTCTGTTGGGCCAAATTGCGAATAAACGTGAGTTTGCGGAGGTCGCCCTGCATGTACTCGAGGATTCTCGATTGCAACTTTACGGGCAAGATGGGAGCATATTGTTCCAATAACTGTCGCATTTGTGGTAGAGTCGGCGGTTTCAATTCAAACGTGTGACAGACTTTCATCAGCTCTTTGATTTTCTTGTCCACATAGTAGTTACCAATACAAATAATCGGGTTCATGGTGAACTGCTCGAGTTTTTGACGTTTGGTCTTTTTCTGACGGATAAGTTTGATGAGCGAATTGATGCCGCCCTTGTCGCCATTGTTCATTCCGTCAATCTCGTCCATTACGAATGCGATTTTTTTCACCTTGCCGCGCATCATGTCCAACACATTGCGGTTTGACACATTGTTGCTCGTAATGGTTTCAATCAAAGATTTGTTGCGCACATCTCCGGCATCGTACTTGATAACGTCGTAACCGCGGTCTTTCAATACATTCACCACAAACTCCGTCTTGCCGCATCCGGGACTGCCATAGACGTAGATGCCTTTTTTCTCCTGGAGATGGTCGGGTTCGTCGAAGCGGCGAAGAATGGCCGCGATATCATTCGCCACGGCATCTCGTCCCAAAATTGCATTCATGATATTGTTGTCTAGTATAATGAATACGAGTAGTTTTATGTGGATTTCTTGAACGCAGCACACAACGTACAATCCGTGTTTCTTTTAGCCCCGGGAGCCGTTTCCGCCACTGAGTGCTATGGTGGCTGTGCTACCCGGGAAAGGGACCACGTTGTCCATGGTTGTGGACGAGGAGGAGGAGGCTCCATAACAATTGTACACACTGGGCATCAGTTGACTTGATATGTTGCTGCTGTATCCTGAAATATACGCGGGACCGACGGCATTGATGGGGGCATAGATGGGTGTTCCATTGGCGCCATAGCCAATGACCTGCTGTTGTTGTTGTTGTTGTAGTTGTCCATTGTTGGGACCACCACTGGCAGCAGTCTTGGCCAAGTCCGCCAGCTCGTTTCCAACCCCACTTGCCATGCTGTATAATCCCGACCCCAAGTCTTTGGCGAGTCCGGTGGCGCCCGAGCCTGCATCTCTCAAGAACCCCGTTGTCCCAGAGCCCGCACTCTTCAGCAAATCGCTTGTGCCTGCACCGGCACCTGCGGCCAGTAACCCGGCACCGATGCCAGCCCCCGCTGCTAACTTGGTTGCATCCCCCGCCACTTGCGAAGCCAGACCGCTGCCCTTGTTCACCACATTGTTGGACACGCCGCCAAGGGAGTTTGGATTGGACCAAGGAGCGGATGCCGCGGGTTGAGCAGGAGGTGGCGGCGGTGATGCTGCTGCTGCAGGCGGCGATGCTGCCGATTTCTTTTTTAGTCTTTGTCTTCTGCGTCCGTTAGCATCGATGTAATATTCATATTCTTTCACGACATCTTCTTCCTCGTCATCCTCATATTCATAGTCATAGTAATTTTGACGTCTCCTGTTTTCGTCCCCACGTCTCCCGCTATTTTGCATGTCCGCGGGAACCATAGGTGGACCGCGATTTTTGATTTGTTGACCAGAACCCGAAAGAGGAGGAGCTTCATCATCAGAAGCGAACTTTCCTTGCGAATCAAGGAAACGTTGAGTTTTGTTGACTAGAATCACGATTTGGTCGTGCATGGCAGTCATATCGGAGCTTAAAATCAAAATATTGGTCATGATTGTTGCTTCTTTGATTTTGGGTACTCTGTCCTTCGTTCCAGCCAAAATTGGATTAAAGAAAATCAACACGTTCGCATCTTTTGCTTTAATAAGGGCGATATCTCTAAAGGGTTTTGTAGTCTCACCAATTGTCCAGGACGTAAATGGTAGCATTTTTTCACTCGTACTATCTGCATTCAAAGCAAAATTGGAAGAAACCTTAACGAACTTGGGCAAAGTAGATTTAGTGTCATCCGAGGTCAAACTCACATCGCCGATAGACTGGGGGGTTACTGTAAACGAACTGGACTCCGAGTTTTTGAGGAAATCGACTTTTTTATCGAAACTAGTAGAGGAAACATTGGCTACGACTTGGTCTCTCTGGATAACGATGACATTTAAATTACCAAAAAGAAAATCTCTGGTGTACACGATGGTGACCCCATTTTGGGTATAGACCCCGGCACTTTGACCCTTGGGCTGACTGTTCTTGCCAGCATCCGTGTTCAACTCCTTGGTCTTAGTCGAATCCGTATCGGACGTAATGATGACGGAATAGGTTGCCGTTTTGGGTTCCACTGCATCCAAACTAATTTGTAAAGAAGCACCCTTATCATCTGTGACCTTCGCAACATCGTACATTTTTTTGTTATTGACATCAATGGTAGGTACGACATTGATAGATTCAGTTGACATGACCGTGTTCCCCTCCGTTATCACAACCTTGCTTCTCTGCGATTGATACCCAAAAATCATGGAAATCACAAGCACCAACAACAATACCACAAATAAATATATTGATGCTGATTTGAACTTTGCCATTGTTCGAGATTTCCGTATATTGTATCCGGCGAGAAAAAAAAAGAATGTCGGCAAACACCACCACCTCGTTGGCCACTTCTTACGAAGGCGTGTCGGACACGACGATTTTGGTGGGTATTGACGAGGCGGGTCGAGGCCCCCTCTTTGGCCGCGTCTATGCCGCCGCGACGATTTTACCTAAAGACGACTTTCCTCATGACCAGATGAAAGATTCCAAACGGTTTCATTCCAAGCGGAAATTGCGGGCCGTGGCGCAAACCATTCGAGACCACCCCGGTGTCCTGTATGCCATCCATTTCGTGGAACCCGACATCATCGACCGCATCAATATCCGTCAAGCCGTGTTTCGAGCCATGCACGATGCCATTCGCGACGTGGTTGCGCAAGCGAAAACCAGAACTACGAACAACCTGTTGCTTCTCGTCGATGGCAATGATTTTACACCGCACATGCATATGGACATGTCCTCGGATGAACATGTGCTCACCCAAATACCCCATGTCACCGTGGAAAGCGGGGACAATCGGTATACCTGCATTGCCGCATCCTCCATCTTGGCTAAAGTCGCACACGACGATTACATTGCATCGTTGTGTGCGGAACACCCCACTCTTGTCGAGCATTATGCCCTCGACAAGAATGTGGGATACGGCACCCGTGCCCACTTGGACGGAATTTCCAAACATGGAATCACTCCGTGGCACCGCAAATCCTTTGCCCGCTGCAAAGATGCGAATGATGTTTCTACGTCGTCGTCGTCATGAGGTCTTCGAGTCGAGAACGCGAAAGGGCGAGGAACTGCGTCGTGCGGTCCATCACACTGTAGCCTATCCAAAAGCAATCCGAGGGTGCATGATACTGGAAGCCTAAAGCGTACTCCACGCTGGACCGTTCAAAGGTAAACAAGCGTGTTGTTCGGAGAAATTCAAAGGTGGTGGCATCGAGCACGATGACGAGATGGTAGTAAAAACGACGACGGCCTTCAAAGCTCACCGCATGACACAAAAACCAAATTTCATCTTTCGAAGAAGAGGTGGACATGCGAACTCCATTGGAAGAACCGCGCACATGTTGGAACCACGCGGGAGTCGTGGCCAAGGTATGCGTAATCTCGAGTTGTCCAGTTGTGGGTGATGGGATTCCGAGAGTCAAAGGAAACCACTCGTAGACCATGTGCGTGTCTGTGGCCCACACCCAATTCTTTTCGGTTTTGCGTTCCGTTGTAAGAATGCCAGTGGAGGCAAGAGAAATCATTGCCGCTGTTGCGCCGCTGTTGTTGGAAAGCGTGCCAATTTCCACGGCAATGCGACCGTCTGGCAATTTGCGATTGCTACTGTACTGCAGCACACCCGAACCGCAAGCAAACAGACGCACGTCTTCGACGCCCACATATAAGGCATCCAGACTGCGGTCATGGTCCAAAAAGGTGGGTGTGTTCGTCACGACCCACGACGCAGATTGGTCGTCAAACGTCAATTCCATCCTCAAGTTTCGCGATTCAACGTGCTCCTGCCTATGGTAGGTGCCATCCGTGTTGATGCGGTAATTGACAAATCGCACAATCAGCGTGACGACGTTATTGTTGCCTAAGATAAACGTCGGAGTACTTGGGAAAAACCCATTTGGATTGTGTCGTTGAATTTGTGGTTGCACGACCTCGACAAAGGAAGTGAATGACGACGACGACACAGGTGGAGCAACAAGTTTCGTCAACACGGGACTATAGTATTTGTAATTCGATAGAATATTTCTTTGCAAGCTTGCCGTGAGTGCAGGATACGAGAGTACCTGTAGGGAGAGGCTGGCCACATCCAGGTCATCCGGGTTGCAATAGTATCCCATGACCGTCATTTCGTACTCGAGTTTGTAGTCGTACACGTCACGTTGCATGAACAGATACACCTTGTCTTTGTAGTCGCCATGTTTCTCGTATTGTTTCTTTGCCAAACTGTAGTAGGCATAGGCTAGGTGGTACTGAGATCTCTCGCGATAAAAGTGCACCACTTCGTACAAGTTTTCGAGACGTTCCGGAAAGCATTGGTAGGCCTGCATCCACGCAAAAATGGCCAACTGATACTCCTTGTTGCTCATGTAACACTGACCTATGGCATAGTAACTGTACCAGACTTCTTCGTTCCATCCTCCCAAGGCGATGCGTTTCTCATACACGTCAATGGCTTCCGTCGTGTGTCCCGCATTTCGGAGCGAGTTGGCCAAGTAAAAGGTGTATCGCACATTGTCGGGATTTTCACGCAGACCCTGCCGCAGCAAACGAATGTCGCGTTCAAACTTGTCGGCCTTGGCCCCCCCGTCGCCAATGTCCAGCACGAACATGTCCGATTTGCGAAACATTGTCGTCTTTGATTTGGAAGGCAATTCCAAATACTCGTGGGTCACCCCCCAGTAGGTCGCTCCTATCCCAGTCTGGACAATGCGTGTGTTGACGTAGTTGAACTGGTCACTTCCCTGGAGCAGACGAATGGCGTCGTGCCCCACGAGGGCCTGACACAACTTTTCTTTGTTGGGAAACACATCAGTGTTGACCCAGAGCTTCATGTCCGCATCCAGCAACAATACATAGTCGGCGAGGCCCGAGGCCCGCATGGACCGCTCGCATTCGTGCAATGCATGCGAACGATTGTATCCGAAATCGCGAAACGGTTCCTTGTAGATGCGGCCAGGGAGCTGTCGACTTTCGAAAAACGTCTGGATGATCTCCTCGGTATTGTCCGTGCTCCCGGTGTCACAAATGCAATAGCTATCGATCCAGGGTGCCACCGTTTCCAACAACCGAAGAATGATGTTGCTCTCGTTTTTCACAATCATATTCAGGCAAAGGGTTGGACGACCACGGAGAGATGTCATCGTCGTCGTGTGAAATAAAATGTTTCGACTTTTCGAATCGTCGCGTGTAGTTTTTATATCTGTTTTTTTTAAATCTCGGCATTCTTTAATGACCGATTGGAACAAGGAAACTCCGGTGATTGACGGACAGTACCATTATAAAACGACGTTGTTGAACGGATTTCCTTATTATGTCAAGGTGAATTCTGTTGAAAAACATGAAAATAAAGGAATACCGACTTCCTCCGTGTGGAAGTGTACTTTACTGCAACCGACGGACAATGAAGTGAAAGGACCGTATGACTTTCATTTTCCTCCCAAGACCCAGTATGAAACCAAGTTTTGGAATCATTTGAAAAAGCGTAAACATGCATCGACAAAACAGAATCAGTGCGATGACGCGTTGCAACGTGCGATGGACGATATGGACCACGAAATTGCCCTACTGGAAGAGAATCCCCCGCCGTCGCGAAAATCGGCCGCCAGTTCATCCACACCCAAAAAAACTCTTCCAACAACTCCCAAAAAAACTCCAGATACACCAGAAGAAGATGACATCTTTCAAGCCAGAGTTTATTG